GAGCCAGAAAGGAATTTGCCGATCATATGCAAAAACTAGATGCGGACCTAAACAAATTTATAAACGGCGTAAACCAAAACTTCTTACAGATTGCTAAACTCTTGAACATAAAATCAGAGCGTATACAGTGAAAAAACTACTCCCCCTCTTAGTCTTAACAGCCTTAACAGCACAGGCCGAAGAATGTACCTGTCCATGCCCCTCGCCGTCTGTGACGCCAGCCCCAACCCCCAACCCCGGGGGCCCGGCCTGTGCCCGCATCATACGTTCCAAATGGTTATACAAACCCATGTCACAGGACACCGGCGACAACCGCCAAGATAAACCCATGACGTATTTTGTGGAGGGGATAAGGGTAGATGGAAAATCACAAAAAGTACTTGATATCCACGGGAAACAAATATGTACCTTTGGAAGGTTCACCAACGAAGGTACAATACCCGTTCGTTACTACAGCGGGCATCCCACTACGGCATATTGCAACATGGGACCTAAAGAGCTTGCAGCTAAAGCATACGAAAGAAACAACGACGGCACAGCCCTAATATATCTTCGCCTGTCCGAAACAGACGGCGAAAAACGTTGCATTAAAGTACCCGACCCAACCCAACGATACGACAACCGTGGCAGTTCCAAATCAGCCGAAACGACAGATAGTACAGCCCCCTAAATTTGACCTTTTTACATCAGGTGTAAAAACACATGGACGACGAAAAAATTATCCCCCTTTGGGAAGGGTTGGAAAAAGCAGTTAACGAATATTGGGGCGAGCATAACGACAAAGAACGCAACAACCCTCTTCAGGGCTCCATCACCAAAATAGTACACAGAGGACACGAAACGATATTCCATGGAAGAGACACGTTACCAAATACTCGCCAAGCTATTTACAAAAAACCTCGATCATAGTGTTTGGTATAAGGAAAGCCCCCTTCTTAAGTACCTAACCGCCAAGGGGTTTATAAACCGTGAAACGAATTTCTATAGCGGCGGTGCTACCATCACAAAACGTCTCAAGTACGGCCCCGATTCGTACATCATAAAAAATAAGCGTGACATACGCCGGTTTCTGTGGTTAGAGTTTCACGAACAACATTTCGAACCAAAGGCGTACGATATGGCTAGGAAAAAGAAGGGCGGTAAGAAAGGCGGTAAGGGCTGTTAATTACCGCACTGTTAGCAGTTGAATATCAGATATGGCTAGTAAACCATGGCAATTTCAGCCGGGTGTTTCGGGTAACCCTTCAGGTAGACCGGCAACCAAATCAATTGAGCTTAAGAAACTTCTAGAGGATCACATACCTTCAGCAGCCGAGTTACTTCTAAAATTCGTTAATGACAAAAAACTACATCCAAAGATAAGACTTGAGGCAATGAAAGAGCTTTTTGATCGGGGAATTGGTAGACCACACCAAACAACAGACCTAAAAGTGGAAGGTCAGATCCCGGCAGTCCTAACGGGGGAGCTATCCGACGATGACATTAGTAGCATGGAAACCCCAACCCGGCCCCCAACTAACGGCGTTCAGGAACACTAAGGTACAGCAACTTTTCTTCGGGGGTGCCCGGGGCGGTGGCAAGTCTGATTATCTCTTAGGCGACTTCCTTGGCGGTGTGCCGTTCTATGGCCGCAACTGGCACGGTTACCTATTCCGCCGTACTTACGATGAACTAACCGGCCTTATACGCCGTGCAAAGGCCATCTATATTCCAACCGGTGCAATCTATACAAAAAACCCCCCTGATTTCAGATGGCCGAACGGGGCAACTTTGGGGCTTCGATACCTTGAAAATGATGATGATGTTATGAACTACCAAGGTCACGAAAAGACCTGGTTAGGCTTCGATGAATTGACTAATTGGAAAACATCTTACCTATTCGATGCTCTGAAAGCGTGTCTTCGATGGACAGAGGCCGAAGTACCCACCAAACGCATACGCGCATCCGGCAACCCCGGCGGGCCGGGCCACGCATGGGTTAAAGAACGGTTCGTCGACCCTTGCCGCACAGGGTATAAACTCATTACCGACAAGTACGGCCCCCGCATGTACATACCTTCACGGATTGGAGATAACAAAATCCTCATGTCTATAGATCCGACTTATATCGACACGTTGAAACTAGTAGGTTCAGAAACCCTAGTAAAAGCATGGTTAGAAGGGGATTGGGATATAGTTTTAGGGGCTTATTTTTCCAATTGGCGGGCCGATAAGCATGTGATCCCCCCCTTCCCCATCCCGGCCCATTGGTTCAAAGTGGGGGGTTTCGATTGGGGCTCCGCCCGGCCCTGGTGTATGCTTTGGGCGGCCATATCAGACGGCACAGTTCCAAACATCCCAAAGGGGGCGATGGTCGTCTATCGCGAACTATACGGCGGCGATCGCAATGCCGGCTGGCACTGGCACGGCGACCGAGTAGGTCAGCACATAGCCCAAATCAGAGACAAAACAGCTTACAACGTAGCTGATCCCTCAATCTGGACCGAGCAAGGGGGCAAGTGCATTGCCGAGATGATGGGGCCCTATGTCCAGTTTAAACCAGCCGATAACTCTCGTATTCCCGGTTGGGACCAGGTCCGCTACAGACTCGATGGCCAGGGCGGGCAACCGCTACTCTACTTTTTCAACACCTGTGTAAACACTATCCGCACCCTTCCACTTTTACAGCATGACAAACACCGCCCGGAGGATGTAGATACAGATGGGGAGGACCACGCCCCCGACGTTGTAAGGTACCTATGCATGACTAGACCACTAGTTAAATCCCTTACCAGCACCCCGCCCATCAGGGGGCCGGAGCGGGCATCCCTCGATGAGATATGGGCATTAACCGAAAAGGATAACCGGGATCGGGAATGGACATAAAGTACCAGGAAAAAGGAGACATTAAAAACGAGTCGGACCTTTGGCGTCGTTGGAAGTCCGAATTAGACGCCGCCGAACGGTGCGAAGAGTCATACCTACAAGAGTGCGACAAAATCCTAGAAATCTATTCCGCCCGTTCCACCAAAGATAAATACCGAAACTTCTCATCTAAAACTAAAACCCGGTTCAATGTCCTATGGGCGAACATTGAAACTCTTAAACCCGCTACCTACTCCAAGGAACCAAAACCGCTAGTGTCGACCCGCAACCAGGGCAAAGACGACACCGCCCGGGTTGCTTCGATGATCGAGGAAAGGGTACTCCGTTACAACAACGAAGAGATCAATATTCAAATCAACACCCTCATTCCATGCCGTAACGATTACCTCTTATTCGCCCGGGGGCTTCCATGGTGCCGGTTCACCCCCGAGATAGAATCCAAGGAACAACCCATCATAAACGAACTAGGCGAGCCCGTAATTGACGAGTCCGGCGAACCGGCCACGCAAAGCTTCTCACAGGTCGTTAACGCCCGGGTAGACTGTGACCACGTAAATTACAAGGATATCAAATTCTCTCCATGCCGGGAGTGGCCAGAGCTTCGATGGGGCTCTCGAAAGGCGTACATGACCCGTGACGCACTGGTTGAGCGTTTCGGGAAACTAGGCCGTGACGTCAACCTCACCCATACCGGGAAAAGTAAAGACGATTCCGCCGAAGACTATGGCGTGTTCGCCCGGGGGGAAGTAGAGGAGATTTGGGACAAAGACAGCAAGAAAGTATACTGGTTATCCCCCGGCTTGCCCGATAAGTTTCTCGATGTAAAACCCGACCCCCTAAAGCTAAAGGGTTTCTTCCCCTTCCCGCGCCCCGCATGTGGCACGATGGGCGACTCGATAACCCCGACCCCTGATTACCTCCTATACCGAGACCTTGCCCGTGACCTAGATATCATATGGCAACGGGTGACCCGTTTAGAAGCGGCCATGAAATGGGCGGGCTGTTACAACGAACAGTATCCCGAACTAGCAAAGGCGCTAACAGGCCCCGAGGATAATTTCGTACCTATCGCCGATTGGGGCTCATTCCTCACGACAGCCGGCGGCGTCGGCGGCGGGGTTCAATTCGTACCTTATAAAGAAGTTATTGAGGTTATCGCGCGATTGTACGATGCCGGTCGCCAGAAATTAGAGGCCATATATCAAATCACAGGACTATCCGACGTTATCCGCGGATACTCAGACCCCGATGAAACAGCAACCGCAACCCGTACCAAAGGCGAGGCGGCGGGCTTGCGCATCCGAGACCGACAAGAAGAGATGGCAAGGCTCGTGCGTGACCTGTACGCCATCGAGGCGGAAATCATAGCCGAATGGTTCCCCCCTGAGATAATAATGGAACAGGCCGCCGTGAGCGAGTTCTCACAGGAAGACCAAGCCCTAGTCCCTGCGGCGCTAGAACTACTAAAGTCAGACATGAAACGTAGCTTCCGAATTGAGATAGAATCAGACGCCACGGTGGAACTAGACCGTAACCAAGAGAAGCAAAGACGCATGGAATTTGCAGATACGGTTTCCTCGATGATGGGCAAGTTAATCCCGATGGCGAAACAGGCCCCCGAGACGGCCCCTGTAGTGTCTGAAATCATCAACTTCGTAGCGCGCGGCATGGGGGCGGGGCGCGAGCTTGAAGGGGCTATCGGTACAATGCTTGAAGGGTTGAAACAACCTCCGAAGCCCCCACCTCAAGAGCCCCTCGATCCCCGTGTGCAGACAGAGGCGCAAAAGGTACAGCTCGCAATGTCGGCGGAACAGCGAAAAGCGGCAGAGCTGGAACTAGCCACGAAGAAAGCAACAGATGATGCGCAGTTCAAACGTGAGAAACTAGCTGCCGACACATCCACAGCGATAAGAGACCAAAACATGGAAATGGTACTCCACAAACAAACCCTTTCCCATGATGCCGACGTACAAGCACTAAAAACCGGAGCCCAAATGTTTCCGTTACCGTTTCAACCGACGTGACACATGACGAGAAAGGTATACAGATTTGATAAAAAAACAGGTGAAATTCTACCCGATGACGCGAGACAGGAAACCGGGCCGCGTACGCATAGTGTTCACGGCGATACAATGGACGTCACGTTCAATCACTCCGATTGCAAGTACTACGACAGTAAATCGCAGTTCAGAAAAGCAACCCGCGCCGCCGGTTGCCACGAAGTAGGGAACGATTATGAGAACACAGAGGCGGCAACGAAGCACTTTCAAGAGCGCCGCCGCGAAACGTTAACTAAAATAGAATGGGGTAGGGAGTTTAAAGAAAATTGTGAGCGATACCTTAGACGAAAATAGCGAATCCGAAGAAACAGTTTCCGATATCCGTAGTGTGGCAGAGGCGGCCTATGATAGTGCAATGACCGACGCCGGCGGCGGGGAAGATGAAAGCAATCAACCGCAAGCT